ATGACCTATGTGCTATGTGGGAAGGTCATCGTCCTAACACCACACTCTTTGAAGCAGATGCAGTAGAGTTTGATTACGTCAAAGCAGTAGATGATCTTGGTTTACCTAGACACATGGACTACCTATCATTTGATCTTGAACCACCACAGATCACACTCGACACACTAAGAAAATTTCCACTTGATAAGTTGTCATTCAACTGTATCACTTATGAGCACGATGCATATAGACAGTGGGGTGATGTGTTTGGACACAGAGAGATATTCAAACAACATGGTTATGACTTAGTAGGTGAGAATATAATGAACGGACCTTGTACAATGGAGGAGTGGTATATACATGATAGTATCCCTCTTGCTATGAGAGATAGACTAAGGACTAAGAACTGCCAAGCATTTGAACTATTACTAGATCTATGAGAGTAAGTTATTGTATTCCTACTCATGATCATCCAAAGTGTGAGCAATATATGTTTGACATATTGTATCCACTATCACAACAAACGTTCAAAGATTTTGAATTATGTGTGTCACATCAGGGTGACCAGACAAGAATACTCAGAGCACTGAATGACTATTGGGATATTCTAAACATCACATTCCAGAGAGCAGAGGAAGGTAACATTTCTGTCAACACAAACAGTGCTATGAAGATGGCAGATGGAGACATCATAAAGATATTGTATTCAGATGATTTTATTCTTACTAATAATCTGACAGCAGAACTTGACAAAGCATTCACTTCAGATGTAGAATGGGTTGTAAGTGGTTTCGCTCACACTCTAGACAATGGTAAGACACATTACAACCCAAAGCTACCAGTTTACAACGATAGATTATTGGAGGGTGTCAACACTCTTAGTTCTCCTTCAATTCTTGCTGTTAGGAATGGTATTGGAGAATATTTTGATGAAAAATTGGTCATGTTGATGGACTGTGATATGTATTACAGACTCTATAAATATCATGGAGACCCAGTTGTGATCAGTGATTATCATATCTCAAATAGAGAGCATAGAAATCAGACACAAAGGTCAAACGAACACCTCATCCCTGAGGAAATTGAATACTTGAAGAAGAAACATTCATTATGACTATAGGATTCAACCACTTAGGTAGACATGGAAGACTGGGCAACCAGATGTTCCAGTATGCTGGACTCAGAGGTATTGCTGCTCATCGTGGTTTCGATTTTATGATACCAGAGAGTGACTTCAAAGACGAATGGAATGATCATCAATTATTTCAAGCATTCAAATTGTCTTCACTTACAAACATAGGGGTGTGTCCTGGTCCTTATGTTCAGGAAGCACACTTTCATTTTGATGAAAACCTCTTCAATAATATGCCAGATGGTCACAACGTCTATGCATATCTTCAGAGTACAAAATACTTTGATCACATTGAAGATGAGATTCGTAAGGACTTTGAGTTCAAGAATCATATCTTTACTCCATGTAAGGAGATGATATCTTCCTTAGATAATCCTATATCTTTACACGTCAGACGAGGTGACTATATAACTAACTCTGACAACCACCCACCTTGTACACAGGAGTATTATGAAAACGCTCTATCTAGATTTGATGGTGATCGCACTGTTGTTATCTTTTCCGATGATCCCAATTGGTGTAGAGAAACTTTCAAAGAAGATCGGTTCCTCGTCTCCGAGGGCGACGACAACCTAACTGATCTATGCATGATGTCACTGTGTAGTGACTTCATTATTGCAAACTCATCATTCTCATGGTGGGGTTCTTGGTTATCCAAGAATGATAAGAAGAGAATCATTGCACCAAAGAAGTGGTTCGGAAAAGGATACACTTCTGCTCACAACACATCTGACCTTTATTGCAACAACTGGGAGGTAATTTAATGGAAAAAGACCCAACACATCACAACGGATTTGAGATTCAAAAATTGGCAAAATTCGATCTAAAAAAATGCACCTTTATCATTCCTTTGAGGATTGATACTGACGATAGAATGAGGAACATCATAACTACTCTTTGCTATCTTCTACGTAACTTTGATACCAATGTAATTATCAAAGAGTTTGATAAAGAATCAATCTTTGATACTGAAGTTGTACCACAATTAGAACAGATTCTAACTGGTGAAGAACTACGTTGTATCGACCATCAGTTTGAACAAACTGATGAGTACACCTTTCATAGAACAAGATTACTCAATGATATGTTATGGCAGGTAAAGACACCTGTAACTGTGAATTATGATGCTGACATTTTACTACCAATTGACAGTTATATTCTTGCACAGAATTTAATTATCAATGGTAATGATAGTGTTGAGGGATCTCCTAAAGCAGATTTAGTTTATCCTTATGGGTATGGTAATTATCAGATGCAAGTTACAGCAACTGATGAAGAGATAAACAATTTTATCTCCACCAATTATAGTTTCAAGGTGTTCAATAACCTTAGAAAGTGGGATGCTAAGTTTGGATTTGTACAATTCTTTAACACAGAAATATACAAGAAGTGGGGTGGTGAGAATGAAGGATTCATTGCATATGGATATGAAGATGATGAGAGATATCATAGGTTCAGTCAGTTAGGAGAAGTTGGTAGAGTAAATGATCTTATATTTCATCTAGAACATAAGAGAACTTCTAATTCTTGGTTTAATAATCCACATTGTGAGGATAATAAAAAGTTGTGGGAGATACTAAGGTTCTTCAACAAGCAACAGTTGATAGATTATTATGAAAATGTTGACTACATAAAGACTCATAATGGACAAGAACAAGTCAGCGTATAAATTAGCAGGTCTTCCTAAAGTATTATGGATCAACCTTGATAGGTTTCCAGATCGTAAAAAGTATATGGAAGACCAGTTTGATTACTGGGATATAAAAGATCATCATCGTATTGCAGGTATAGATGGTGGAGAGTTTGAGTCATACCTCAAAGGCACAGTGCCATCACAAATGAATGATGGTGAGTGTGCTTGTGTTATGACTCATCTTAATGCCATAAAATATTTTGTTGAGGAGACAGACCTTGATGAGATAATGATCATGGAAGATGATGTTGACCTGTCAGTGGCAAGACATTGGAGTTTTACATGGAAAGATGTAAGGAGAAAGGTTCCTATTAATTTTGATTGCCTACAGTTGACAATTATAAATCCTAATGGTATAACTTTAAAGCTACATCATAGATTTATCAATGACTTTTCTGCTGCTTGCTATGTTATTACTCGTCATCATGCAAGTAAACTTCTCAAACTTCATAGCAGAGGATCGCAATGGAAAATCGACCAAAACATCAGACCAAGAGCAGTCTCCGAAGACTTGATTCTTGATAGTGGTAAGTCATATGCCACACCAATATTCAATTACAGATTGGATATGGGATCTGCTATACATGAAGAACACATTGAGATCTTCCATAAGAATAGTAACAATGCTCTAGTAGATTTCTGGAGAGAACAAGGTGCTGATCTCAAAATAGAAGAGGTCATGCAACTTGACGAGTATTGTGGTAGAATACCACCACAAGTGTACATCAACCAAGGAGTAAAACAAGCTAATGAATGAAGACATAGACAAGTTGTGCACTAACAATGCATCAATAAATGTATTTGATTCTTTTCTAGATCAACAAGAAGCAAAGGTTGTTCTACCTGATGAGGATAGGCAAAAACCTTTCACTGAGATGGAAGACATAGGTGCCATTGGTTTGTTTGATAACTTTGTACCTTGGGGGTTCTGTGATCAGGTTGTAGACTCATATGAGTTTTGGTATAACAAGAAACATATTCTTGGTGAAGAAACAGCAACTAATATGAACGATAAGTTCAAGATGCAACACATGCAAGATGGGGAACAACAATTTCAAGGAGCAGGTGGTACACTTAGAAGAAAAGATAGAGCATTATATTTGGAATTAGCAGATACTAATCTCGCATGTACTGTCAACAATTATATTGGTCAAGCATTTCAAATATATCAAACAAAATATCCTGGTATTCTAGGTGACTCTGCTGATCCTGTATCATCATGGACATGTAAAGTACAGAAGACAGATCCTGGTGGTGGATATCATCAGTGGCATTCAGAGAATGGTTGTTACATGTATAGAGATAGAGTTCTTACATGGATGATATATCTAAATGATATACCATACGAGTCAGGTGGTGCTACAGATTTCTTCCATCAGAAGAGATCATTCCAACCAAAAAAAGGAAGTCTAGTATTGTGGCCAGCAACATTTACTCATGTACATAGAGGATCTTTCTTGACAGGTGATAGGTCTAAGTACATTGCTACTGGTTGGTTCTCTCGTGAACCAGGTCAGGTAACCAACAGAGTAATTGGTGAGAAGATGGGTAAGTATACACCAACAGGTAGGGAAGAATTCAAGGGACCTCCATCTCTTGCATGATAATATATTCTTGCATAACAAATGGTTATGATAAGATACCTGATGGTCATTACTATGACCCAGATGTAAAATATGTTATGTATTATGATGGAGAGATAGAGAAGAAAGGTAAGTGGGAATTTATAAAGTGTGAGAGGGAGGAACCTAATTGGATAAAATCATACTACCCTAGATGTATGTCTCATACATTGTTTGAGGAACCTCATGTTTGGATTGATGGTTGTTATACTATGCCATCTGATTTTGTAGAAACTTCAAAAGAATTATTACAGCATGAATTAGTCTTACAAAATCACCCACAACAGAGAACTATAGTACAAGAGTTTTTCAAATTATATAAGGTGGGGTTTGCAACTGACTTAGATCTGTATGAACTTGCCGAAGATATGGCAGCAATAGGATTCAAACCCTCATCACATAAACAATCTTTGAATTGTGTAATCTGGAGACAGAATACACAGAGGGTTAGGGAATGGAATGAAGTGTATTGGAATTGGTATAAAAATCATTGCCAAAGAATAGATCAAATTACAAGTTCTATTGCAGAACAAATTGTAATGAAAGCACATCGAGTTCCAATGAAAATAGATTGGACTAATAGTACTAGACAGAAAACATATGAGCAAACATATACCATGTACGAGAATCATGATGACGATAATTTTATCAACAAAATCTGTAGTATACTAAAGACCAAACCATCACTCATGGGTCTATGATAATATACACATGTCTGACTAATAATTACCTACCATTACATTGTGACTTACCTGAAGGTCCGTTGTATGTTGTCTTTGGTATACAAGATCCACCTAAACCTTGGGTGGGTGGTCATATACAAGACTTAGGTTGTCCTATTAGATCATCAAGAGCACCTAAAATAAAATCTCCATTCTCTCAACCTAATGTATATGTTGATGCATCTAAATTACATACTATAAATGAGGACTTTATAAAACTAAGTGAAGAGATACTATCTAAGGATGACTTCTTTATCATGCAGCATCCTCATCAACATACTTACCTAGAAGAATGTGCAGAGTATATTTGTAGAGGATTATGTACTGAGGAGGAAGTGATTCGTATCACAGAAGAGGCAAGTGCTGCTGGATATAATTTCTCCAAATATTTTTCTCCTTTATGCACTGTGTTGTGGAGGAAGGGCACTGAACATGAATTGAATGAGGCATGGTGGAAGTGGTATGAAGTAGGTGGTAAGAGAGATCAGTTAGCATTCTCTATAGCACTACAACAAACTAATACAAAATATACTTATGATTATTCTAGAGATGTTATAAACAAATGGTCTGATGCAAATCCTTTTGGGGAGTGGTGGAAGAATAAGGGTGGTAGGTATGGTAAGAAGGAAGTAAATCCTATATCTACTGTTGATAAATTATCTAAAATAACAAAGTTAAATAAGAGATTTAGATACCGTGCTGCAATACTAAGAGAACCTGATCAAGATCCTTTGTGGATGTTTGGTGACAGAAGCGATTATTTCTATAAGAATTACCGACACTTAGAGATAATTAGTGGTACATATAAGGGGTGGAGATGATAATATACACATGCATCACTGATGGGTACGATCAGATTCCCAATCATTACTATGATCCAGAAGTAAAGTATGTTATGTTCTATAGAGGAGAAGTTGAAAGGAAAGGACCATGGGAGTTCATAGAGTTAGATTTTGATATAGAATGTCCTAGAAGATTATCTGCATATCCAAAGATAAATCCACATAAGTTTTTTGATGAGGGTGAGGATACTGTCTGGATAGATGCTTGTTATAAGATGACAAAAGAGTTTGTTGAGATAGCGAAGACAAAGTTTCCATTCACTATACTGAGACATCCCAATCACTTTTCTTTTTATGATGAAATGTTAGAAGGATTTGAATGTTCCTTCTTTGGATTTGATCAGGGTATAAAACTCACACAAATATTATATGAAGATGGATATGACTTTAGAAAATATAGAAGTCCATTAGGAACTATCTTATACAGAACAATCAATGACACTGTTAGAACCTTTGGTGATTCATGGTGGCATTACTTTGAGATAGGTGTCAATAGAGATCAAATCTCTTTGGACGCTGCACTACAACTCAACAAGTTACAACCTGATATGGTAGAGAATCGAGATGAGTGTGGTGTTCCACTAGGTTATTATAATAAGGTAGGACGTAAGGGTAAACACCCACAAAGAGGAGAACTTGATCAGTGGAAGTATAGAAGTGAGTTTATAAATGCTATGAGATCGTATGTTGGTATGTCAAGAATCTATGCCAAGCATAATCATAAGTTTATGAGAAGTGCTCAATGATAATATACACATGCATTACAAATGGTTATGATACTATACCGAATCATTACTATGATTCAGAGGTACAGTATGTGTGCTTCACTGACGGTACAGTTGATGTTCCTTCACCGTGGGAAGAGAGATCAATACCTATTGAGCATGAATGTCCTCGTAGATTATCTGCTTATGCAAAAATAAATCCACATAAGTTATTTCCAGATGGATCACAAACTGTATGGATAGATGGTTGTTATGTAATGACTAAAGAGTATGTTGAGTGGTGTAAGAATATCTTTACTGAACATAAACGTACTCACATGAGACATTTCTTCAAGTTCACTTACATTGAGGAAGTGATGGAAGGTTATGTAGCATCTTTCAATACATGGGAAGATGTTATGGAGATAACTAACACTCTCAAGGAACTAGGATATAATTTCAAGGAGTATTGTAGTCCTGTATTGGCATCTATATGGAGGACAGTAGAACCAGAGATGTATGAGTTCCATGATTTGTGGTGGAAGTATTCATTGATAGGACCGAATAGAGATCAGATTTCTTTTGATACTGCAAGACAACTTACAAAATTAGAGTGGAATGTGCATGAACCAAGAGACAAAGGGGTGTGGCCAGAGGTAGGTATTGATTTTGAGAATAAGATGTCTAGAAACAAATTACATCCACAGGCAGGTCACTTGGATCAATATAAAAATACAAAACCATTGCTTGAGGAGTTGCAAAAGATAACAAGACTTGTCTACAGACTCAATTACAGACATAAGTTTGACAAATATATACAGACCAATGTTATAAGTCCTACTTTACCTAGAACTACTTGACAAAACTTTACATTTGATATATAATATATACAGATGCACACAATGCATTTATTTACTTGGGACTCGAACGGATCGCCCTCCCACGTAGACTGCTCTCAACCGAGACCTCTATAGGCAGTATAATACATCGTCTCTAATATCCTGTAGCGAGGGGTTACAGGAAATAAGTTTCGCATCTACCCTTGATGCCCTACTTACAAACGTCTTACTAATGACAACCTCAAATATTTCTCGCAGACAAGGACTCCTACAAGGATGGCCTGAGTTCTGTGAGTGGGTAACATCAACAAACAACAGATTATATGTTGGTTGGTTCGGTGTACTCATGATCCCATGCTTACTCGCAGCAGCAGCATGTTTCATCGTTGCATTCATTGCAGCACCTCCAGTCGATATCGACGGAATCAGAGAACCAGTAGCGGGTTCT